AATGCGCCCCGTGCGTCAGACTGCCAGCTTTTCCGAGCTGGGTATTCCTTTCTGGTGCGCGGGGCGCTCCATTTTAAGCCGATGAACTGGCTCAACCTTCCAATCGCCACCATCCGCCGCCCCGAATACGTCGGGTCGGACCCGGTCCACCGCGCCACATGGCTCAACCTCATTGTCTGGTGTGCGGAGCAGGAGAACGGCGGAATCATCGCCGGGTGCGCCGATTGGAAATGCCGCCGCTGGCAGCAGACATGCGGCGTGACGCTGGCCGAAGTGCAAGACGCTTGCGATTTGTGGCACATCGACGCCCATGGTTTGACGCTTTGGGGCTACCCGTCCGAAAAGGAAAAAGAGGTGGCCTCCAAACGCTCCGGAGGCTCGAAAGGTGGCAGCGCAAGGGCTGAAAACGCAAGGCTTGAAGCTGAAAGGCAAGCTGAGCTTGAAGCCATGCTTGAAGCTGAGCTTCAACGGAAAGGAAAGGAATGGAAGGGAATAGGAATGGAAGTAATACCCCCTAACCCCCAAAGGGGGGAAGATGGCGAGGATTCAAACAGATGTTTGCCGAAAGGATGGAAACGGCTCTCAACCACAGAGCGCAAAAACACCAAGGTCAACCACAACACTCCAAGCATGGATCAGATTGGCGGATGGTTCCGCCGCAAGCCGGGCAACCTGTGGACCGTCCACGAAGCCGCCGCACTGCTCACGATTAACCCTGAGCCTGCCGCTATCGCCGGAATGGGCCGCTACTACCTCGCAGACATCGAACCGGAAAAGGACATCCGCCGCCGCGACCTACAGACCCTGCTCAATAATTGGAGCGGAGAACTCGACCGCGCCCGCGCTTGGGCGGCCAAAGGATTATGAAAAAACAAGTCACCATGACCGACCACGCCACATCCTACGAAGTCACCCGCTCGCTGCCTCACGCTCTCGGACCGGAAAAATCCGTGCTCTCCACGATGATGAAAGAGGCTGAATATCTTGCCCGCGCCACCGAAGACGGGATGAGCGAGGATGATTTCTACCTGCCATCCCATCGCATCGTTTTTAACGCGCTGGTCGAGATGGCGGATGTCGGCGTCGAGTTGACCGCGCTGGTACAGATGCTGCTTGACCGCGACCTGCTTGACCGCGCCGGCGGGCCGGCTGCCATAACCGACATTTACACCTACGCGCCAACGCCAAGCCACTTTTACTACCATTGCCGCCAGCTTCGCGATAAAGCAATTCTCCGCAGCGTCATAAACATATCGACAGAATCCATCCAGCAGGCCTACGACGCGCCGGAGGATGCCCGCCAGCTGCTTGACGCCACGGAGGCCGCACTATCCGCCATAAGCGCCGGGAATGACATCCAGCGGCCACGCAGCACGAAAGACGCGGTGCAATGGGTTCTGACCGATCTGGAAAACCGGCTCAAGGGCGGCACGGTTGGGCTAAAGACCGGGTTTGACGAGCTTGACGCGAAAACGGGAGGGCTAAAGCCGGGCGAGCTGTTCGTGATTGCCGCCCGCCCGTCGATGGGCAAGACCTCGCTAATGATGAACATCGTCGAGAGCGTGTGCATGGACGCTGGATCCGCGGTGCTGGTTTTCTCTTGCGAGATGACCACGGAGCAACTCATTCAGCGCCTGGTATATTCGCGCGCCAAATTCAACCTCGCCAGCCTGTCACGCGGGCATGTTGTCAATTCCGGCGACATGCAGCGGATCCAGCGAGAGGCGGTTGCGGTCGCTAAGGCGAGTCTCACGGTTGACGATACGCCGGCCATCACCGCCAATCAAATCCGCGCCAAAGCCAGGCGCATGAAGCGGGAAAAGAACATCGCATTCATTGCCGTCGATTACCTCCAATTGCTGCGAAGCAACTCCAAGCAGGCTGCCAATTCCCGCGAAAGGGAGATTGCGGAAATATCAGCAGCGCTGAAATCACTGGCGAAAGAGTTGGGAATCCCGATCATGGTTTTGGCGCAGCTCAACCGCGATGCCGAAAAGCGCACCGGCAAAAGCCAGGGCGTGCCACGCATGTCCGACTTGCGTGAGTCGGGCTCGATTGAGCAGGACGCGGACTTGGTTGGACTATTGACGCGGCCCGAGTACTACGCTGAAAACGACGCCGACAAGGAAAAGCTGGCAGGGCTGGCGACGCTGAACCTTGCCAAGAACCGGAATGGGGAGACAGGATTTGTGAGCTTGACGTGGGTTGCGGAATTGATGAGATTTCAGAGCGGCAGGCCGGCGAATGCGAGCGAGCCGGGACGCCGAGAATACGAGGATTTCTAACCGAAGCCACTATGACAATACTAACTAGAGACGACACCGACCATAATACATATTACGTCGCGCTAGTTCGCCGACACAACCGATGGCGGAGGGGGGATGAATCTATTAAAATGGAGAATCCTAAAGCAATCAGCGAGGCTCTGGATGCCATCTGCGACATTGTGGAGAGGCTTGACTGTGAGCGCGATTCGCTGAAAGAGGTTATCAGTTCGATGCAAAATGAAATCCTCACACTGCGCAAAGCGTCGGCATAATCGACATGTTCAAACCTTAATTTATGACTAACCAAGCAGGCAAAGGCGACACGCCGCGACCCTACAACCCGACAGCGTTTGACGCGGGATGGGAGCGCGTGTTCGGCTGCAAAAGTCCTCGTAACGGAAACCCAGGATCGGAAACCGAATCAGCGAGTGCTGATACGGAGCATGTAGCGTCCGATCCTGGGGGATTTTTTGACAACGATTCCGATAGTGCTTGACACGTTTGCTACAATCGGATTCAGAAAGATGCGATTTCCGCTAGACATCCGGCAGGATTAGGCGCAATTTCGCCGCATGACAAAAGGCGCTTACACACGCCGCGGCAGCGGAGAGATGACGAGGGACGCCAAGAGGGGCAGGCTCGATCCGGGGGAGGCCAGGATATTGAGGGGGATGGGTGAGAAGCTGGATAAGTTTTTGAAATCCCGCGGGTTGTCGCCAGACACAAAGCCGGGCGATGGATCATGGGGTGCCAACATCAGCCATGAGCCAATGACGATCAAGCCGGCGACGGGTGACGGCGTGGTGACAGGGCGCGCTCTGCTGTTGGACTTTCGAGGCAAGCGGTTTGCTAGGCGCGGCAAGATTGAACGTCCAATGTCTTTGTTCGTAATGCTTTTCAGGGCTGCGATAGACGACGGGAAGCGGCGAGGGGTGGTTAATCCGAAGGTTGATGACGAGGAATGGATGGCGCAGTTGGAGGGCGCGAATAAACAGATAGATACCCCGGTACAGCGGGGTCCCGCGAATTTCTAGCGGCTTGACGCGCTGCTTCGCGCGGGATTACAATGTGCGTTAATTTATAAAAATAGGACACCGCCAACCAGCCATGCCAAAAAAAACCTTAGCCGACGTTGCCAAACTCCACGGCATCACCCGCGACCAACTCAACGCAGCCCGGTCCAAAGGCGTCAACCCGTGGAATGAAAAGGAGATGGCCGCGCATTTGAAGACCGTCCGCCACAGGATCAAGCCGAACGCGAAGCTGGCCGGCGGAACGCTTGCGGCGAAGGCTCGAACACTTGAAGAAATGGAGGCCGCGCTTGCCGCAACTCAAGACGCATCCATGACCAAGATCCTCGTCGCCAAGATAGGAGGCATGGAAAAGGCGGCGAAGGCGCAGGCTTTCCGGCGCGACTTAATCCCCATCGGAGAGGTCAAGGACAACATCGTCAAGATGGTTTCTGCTGCCAGGGCGGAACTCCTCAAGCTGGCCTCCGACCTTCCGCCGCAGTTGGCCGGATCCACTGCGCCGGAAATCCAAAAGAAGCTCAGGGCTGAAATCGTCGCAATTCTAACCCGCCTGTCAGATGATTGCGAAGCAGTGTACTAACCCGGTCATGGCCGGTGCGAAGCTGGCATGGAGGCCACCGACATCACTCACGCCATGGAAGTGGGCAGAGAAAAACGTGACGCTGCAAAACTCGTCACGCTCTAGCAAGTTCCGCGTATCAGAAACACCTTGGCTGATGGGGCCGATGGAATGCGCGTCCGACCCTGAGATATTCGTGGTTTGCCTCCTCGCCCCAACCGGCTCCGGCAAATCAACGATGGCGGAAGCTTTAATTTCCTACATCGTCTGTGAAGATCCCGGTCCGCTCATGTACGCCTCGCAAAACGACAAAGACGCATCGTTTTGGGCAGAGACGAGGCTTGTTCCAACGCTGAAAAAATGTCCGGCGATGGATGGTCTTTGGAGCGATGACCGCAATAAAACGCGCAAGACTGAGATCATTTTGCCACACATGCCAATCGTTGTTGAAGGGGCGAACATTTCCAACTTTCAGGAAAAGTCATGCCGATGGCTGTACGGTGACGAGGTATGGAAATGGGCCGCCGGCCTGATTCGAGAATTCAAGGCGCGCGACCATAACCGATGGAACCGAAAAATGTATCTGGTTGCGCAGGGCGGATTCGTAGATAGCGAGTGGGATGGAGAATGGAAAAAGACCGACATGGCGGACTTTTCATGGCTGTGCCAATCCTGCAAAACCCCGCAAATCTATTCATGGGACTCACTCCGCTACGACACGATAAAGCGCGAAGACGGAACCATAGACGAGCAATCGACCAGCGAGACGGCTCGGATTGAATGCATCTATTGCCGTGAGCAGTACGCCGACACCAGCATCCAGCGCCGCAAGCTCGCAATGTCCAACATTGGCAACGGGAATAAAGGATACATCCCGCGCGACAATCCAGAGGCTTTGACCGGCTATCGTGGCTTCCACGTTGATTCCCTCGCATTGTTTGATGTTCCATGGTCACAAGAAGTCCTTGGTTTTCTGGAAGCGCAGCGTCTCTTGAAGCAAGGTCTAACCGACAAGCTTAGGCAGTGGAAGCAGAAGCGTCGCGCGCAATTCTGGTCGGATGACATGGCGGATACAAAGGTTTCGCTTTCCCGCTCATCCGATTACTCAAAGCTGGATTGCGAAAACGGCGCGCCGATAGAAAACGAGTCCGCAAGATTTATGACGGCGGATGTCGGCGGCGACCATTTCTGGATCGTGGTGCAAGCATGGAAGCAAGGCGGGGCCAGCAAGATACTTTACGAAGGGTTTGTTCCGTCCGACGGCAAAGATGAGGACGAGCTTTGCCGGATGCGTGAAAAATACAACGTCCCACCGCGGCAAGTCCTGATAGACATTGGCTACGAGCAAGACCGGATATTCGACCTTTGCGCCAAGCATGACTGGACCGGTGTTAAGGGCGAAGGTCAAAAGAGATCGTTCCCGCACAGGCGCAAGGATGGCAAGATTATTGAAAAGCTTTACTCCAAGAATCAATACGCGCGGTCGAAGTCGGGCCCGATAGTCCGCTATGTGTTCCTCGCCACAAATCCTATCAAGGACATCGCGCACCGCATCCTGATTGGCGAAGCCGCTGAAATAGAGTTGCCATCTGACCTATCGAAAACATTCGAGAATCACACGCAGGCGGAACGGCGGGAGATGGCGAAGTCACAAAAGACGGGGCAGGAATACAGCGTTTGGGTCACGAAGAACCGTAAAAACCACCTTTGGGATTGCCTTGTCTATCAGGTTGGAGCCGCGTTGATATTCGGAATATTCAAGGATTCAGACGACGCCTAGCCGTCTTTTTGACATTCGCCCGCCATAAAATAACCTTGGTGCGTGGCTTTGTTCGACACCGCGCGCTCCATCTATCTGGCAATCTGCGACGATCCGCAGGCGATTTCCGCCGTTAGGACCGAGCGCGCATCGCTTGCGCTTGCCATTGCCACCGATCCGAACGGCGCTGTCCATGTGACAAGCGCGACTATGAACGGCCAGACCTTCATGGCCACGAACAGCCTCAAGCCTACCGAACGTCTCCGCGTCCTTGCGCTCGTCTGCTCAATGGCAGATGCCGGCGCCGTGCCTAGCAAAACTGTCGAACTGTATTTCCCGTAATGGCTACAAGCACCATACTCGACCGATACGGCTACCCCTACAAGTACGCGCAAGGGGCGATTCAGGACAGCCGCAAGGGTCCTGTCTATCCTGTTAGGTCAGACGATATTGACTCGCTCATTCCGGTCAACGACCTGCGGACGCTGCGCCATCTATCTGCAATGCTCTATCAAAACATGGGCGTTCCGAAAGGCTGCCTTGATCAGATCGCAAGCTACTCGGTTGGCGAGGCGTTCCTTCCTACCTACACTGGCATCTCAGACTTTGCCGACGGCAAGCTCATTGCCAACCGGATGCGGGCGCTGTGGTTTCCGAATTGCACAACGCTGGGCGGGCCGTTCGACTGGTGGAAATTGTTAGAACTTACCAGCGTCGCAATCGACCGTGACGGCGACAACTTCTGGCTGTTTGTCAAAGGCAAGGATAATTTCCCAAGGGTTCAGATCGTGCCCGCCAACCGATGCGGCAGCGCGGATGATTCCGGCTCGGGAAAGGTTTCGAAAGGCGCGTACAAGGACTTAAAGATTTTTGACGGGGTAATCAAGTGGCCTGGTGGCAGGCCGGCTGCGTACCGTATTCTAACCAGCGACGACTTCAAGCAATATCAGGATGTTCCGGCAGAGTCCTGCGTCCACAATTTCGACCCCGACTACTGCGACCAATCGCGAGGCATTCCGAAATTCACACACGCCATTCAAGATTTGATTTCCTGCATTTCGAGCAACTCCGACGAACGCGTTAGAATGCAGCTAATCAGCCGCATGTATCTAACGATCTTCAATGAGTCTGGCGGGCCCGATGTGGACGATCCCGGCTACACGATGCGGGACGCTAACCCGCGTGAAGGAACGCCGGGAATGACCGTCAAGGACATCCCTGGAGGCGTGACCTACATGACCGCCGGAACCGGTGAAAAGATGGAGCAGGTCAAACACGACAATCCGGGCGACATCTGGAACACCTATCAAGACAGGCTTATCCGCATGGCGATTGTCGGCGCGAAGTGGTCATACTCCATGTGGAAGCCGAGCGGCCAAGGCACCGCCGAACGTGGCGAGGTTGTCAAGATGCGTGACACGGTGCGCTCACGGCATCGCCTGTTGCGCCGTTCAGCCGGCCGTGCAATGTCGTGGGCGTATTCAATTTTCAACATCAACGGCATCATGCCGGAACTCG